GAGTACATGTTACATAGAGTAACCCCAATAACAAAAGGTGTAAGAAAATCATTTGTTATATGGTTAGGAGGTTCTCATTATAGATAAAAAATATGAAAAAGTTGTTATATATAGCTCCCCATTTATCTACGGGAGGGTTGCCTCAATATTTAAATAAAAAAATCCAACTATTAATAAATGAATTTGAAATTTATTTAGTAGAATGGGTTGACGTAACAGGTGGTCGATTAGTTGTTCAGCGTAATCAATTAAAAGACTTAATTCCTGCAAATCGCTTTTTTACTTTAGGTGAAAATAAAATGGAACTTATTGATATTATCAATCGAGTTAAACCTGATATTGTTCACAGTGAAGAAATCCCTGAGTTTTATATGGATTTTAATGTTGCTACTAAATTATACTCTACAGATAGAGATTATATAATTGTAGAAACATCACATGATTCATCTTATGATACAACTCAGAAGAAATTCTTCCCGGATAAATTTATGTTTGTATCTAATTGGCAAATTGACCAATATAAAGACATTAATATTCCTAAAGTATTAGTTGAATATCCTATCGAATATAAACCACGTCCTGATAGAGAAGAGGCATTAAAAGTATTAGGTTTAGATCCTAATAAAAAACATGTGTTGCATGTTGGTCTATTTACCCCTCGTAAAAATCAAAAAGAATTTTTTGAATATGCTAAATCATTACCTGATTATGTATTTCATTCTGTAGGTAATCAAGCCGATAATTTTAAATGGTATTGGGAACCTTTAATGAATGAAAAACCTGATAACGTTGTGTGGTGGGATGAAAGAAAAGATGTAGATAATTTCTATTCATCTATGGACTTATTCCTATTTACATCTCAGGGACATGATAAGGATAAAGAAACAATGCCTTTAGTTATTCGTGAAGCTATTTCATGGAATATTCCTGTATTAATTTATAATTTAAATGTTTACCAAAATTATTTTGATACATTTGAAAACGTACATTATTTAGATTCTAGTAGTTTTAATAACAATTGTGAAATTATTAAAGATATTTTAGAAACAAATAATAAAATTAATATAAATGAAGAAGCAATAATTATTTCTACATACCCTGTTCAACAAAGTATAATTGATTCTACTAAAGAATGTATTGAAGCTTTAAAAAAAACAGGTAGAAAAATTATATTATCATCGCATGTACCAATCCCGATTGAATTGCAAGAATTGGTGGATTATAGCGTCTATGATAAACAAAATATATTAACCAAACACACTTACTATACAACAAGTTGGTGCGATTATGGACACTTTAAAGTCCAAACATATTTAAAGGGAGAAAACAATGATGAGTATCATGGACCAGCAGTTTATACAAATTATTATAATGCTGCTTCATTAGCTCAAAACTTAGGGATTAAAAAATTATATTTTATTAATTATGATTATATTCTAAATAATGCTGAACTTATTAATGATATTTCGCTTGTATTAAACAAGAAAAAAGCATATGTTGATGAAAGAGAATATCCTGAAGGAATGACAAGTACAACATTTTTCTTTGGTATAAAAACAGATATGTTTTTCAAAACACATCCATTAATAACCTCAGATAAAGAATATGATTCATTAATGACTCAAGTTAAATGTCATTCAAATGGATATGAAAATATATTTTATCATTCTTTAATCCCTTTTAAAAACCAAATTTATATGGAAACAAAAGAAAATTGGGATGAATTGATTAACACAAATTTTACACATAAAGATTTTTCACGAGTTGAATATTCAACAGTGATGCCTAGTAATATTGAAAATTGTTTTGCTATTTTTTATCAAAACTCAAACAATGTTGATAGTAGAACTCTTATAGTAAGCGGTGAAGAAAATGGACAAGAAACATTTACAGAAACAGTTAATATTACTGGTAAAATTTTCTGGTATAGACTTTATCCATATAACGAAGAAAGTAAAATTACTATTAAATTTAAATATTACGATTCATTTAATAATAAACTTATTAAAGAAAAAGAAATTTTTGTAGATAATAATTACATCATTAATCAATTACCTCTAAACGGATTGCTCGAAAAAAGATAATGAAAATTTGTCAAGTACATCCAGGTTGCGGAATACCAGTACCACCATTAGCATGGGGTGCTGTAGAAAAAATCGTATGGGAATTTACTTGTAATCTTAGAGAATTAGGACATGAAGTAGATATTAAATATGCTGCTGAAATCCAACCAGGTGAATATGATATGGTAATGGTTCATGTAGCTAATCTAGCATTAGAATTAGCTGATAGAGGAATATCTTATATTTTTCAACACCATGACCATCATGCCTTTTATTATGGTAAAGAATCAAGTGTTTATAAGGAAAATTTAGAGGCAATGGAAAAATCAATTTTTTCATTAGTACCTGCTCGTTATTTAGTTGATTATTTTGATACAGATAAAGTACATTATTTTTCACACGGAGCAGATATAACTAAATTTTATCCAAACGAAACATACCCTATAAACCATAGTTTGTTAATGTTAGCAAATAACGGATTAGGTGGTTATGGTTCATATGATAGAAAAGGATTTGGATTAGGTGTACAGGTAGCAATGTCTCGTAATTTACCAATTACAATTGCAGGCCCTAAAAATAATGAAAATTGGCTTAATGATAATCCGTGGGTTAAAGGATATCCTAAATTAAATATTATTTGGGAACCTTCAAATGAACAATTAAGACAACTTTATACATCACATACTATTTTTCTTCACCCTTCAGACTTGGAGGCTGGACATCCTAATCTTACATTACTAGAGGCAGCAGCTTGTGGTTTACCTATTTTAGGGTGGATAGAAACGGAAACAACGTTTCATGGACTATGGCGCTCACCAAGAGATTTAAATGAAATGTTACGCGGTTTAGACACTATTATAAATGAGTATGATGAATATAGACAACGTTCATTAAATACTGCTCAAGAATTATCATGGTTAAATCGCTCAAAAGAATTAATAAAATTATATAACAACATATGAAAGAAGTTTTAATTAATGAATATCATAATACTGATATTTTAAGAATCCCTTACAAAGACCCTCAAAATACAATCAATGTGAATTTTGTTAATGGAGCATTTTTTGAAGTATTAGGACCTTTACAAAAGAATTATAACGTAAAGTTTGTCAATTCAAAAACTAATAGAGTATTATACGAAACAGATATTAGTAATAATATGTGGACTCGTACTAATATAAAATATTTAGTTAAATGGAGAATTGATCTATATGATAAAGAAACTAACCAAAAAGTATCAGAACATAATTTTGATCCTAAAGGTAAACGAGTTTATATTCATTTAGAAAGTTCAGCATTAGGAGATACATTAGCTTGGTTCCCATATGTTGAAGAATTTAGAAAAGAATGGGGATGTGAAGTTATATGTTCAACATTCCATAATGAGTGGTTTGAAGATAATTATCCTGAACTTACATTTGTTAAACCTGGATCTCAAGTAAATAACTTGTACGCTATGTTTAATTTAGGATGGTTTTATGATGATAAAAAAGTTGTATTTGATAAAATTCCAATTGACTTTAAAAAATATCCTTTACAACAAACAGCTACTGAAATATTAGGTTTAAAATATAAAGAAGTAAAACCAAAAATTACATTACCAGAATATAAAACAGATATTGAAGGTAAATATGTTGTAATTGCTCCTCATGCTTCAGCACACGCTAAGTACTGGAATCATCCAGGTGGTTGGCAAACAATCATTGATTATTTAATTGATAAAAATTACAAAGTTGTTATGTTAACTCAAGAACCACATAATGACAATTGGCATGACTCAAAATTAGGAGGTACATTACAAGGTATTATAGATAAAACAGGTAATATTAAATTAGAAGATAGAATGGTTGACATTCGTGATGCTGATTTATTTATTGGTTTAGGAAGTGGATTAAGTTGGTTAAGTTGGGCTATAGGAACTCCTACAATTCTAATTTCAGGATTTAGTTATCCATATACCGAGTTTCAAGATTGTGAACGTATCTATCCTAAAGATATAAAAACATGTAGAGGATGTTTTAATCGCCATTGGTTAAATCCTGGTGATTGGGAATGGTGCCCAGATCATAAAGATACTCCGCGCCAATTTGAATGTACAAAAGTTATTGAACCTTCTCAAGTAATTGAATCTATTAACAAATTATTAAATATTTATTAACATGGAAAATAAAGTTTTAACACCAGAAGAGTTATCTAAATTACAAGAATTAGACAATAAAAGAGGACAATTAATTGAACAATTCGGAATTATTGAAATAAACATTCAAGATTTAGAATTACAAAAAGAAAAATTAATTGATGAGTTATCAAAATTAAAAACAGCTGAATTAGATTTAGGTGGTTTGTTACAACAAAAGTATGGTGATGGAAACATCAATCTTGATACAGGAGAAGTAATTTCTCGATAGCATTTTGAAGGTTTCTTACATATTTATAACAAAACATTAATCAAATCTAAAAATGGCAGAAACATTAATATCTCCGGGTGTATTAGCGTTAGAAAATGATAATTCTTTCGTTTCATCGCAACCAATCACCGTTGGAGCAGCTATCGTTGGTCCAACAGTAAAAGGTCCTGTTGAAATTCCAACAGTTGTTCGCTCATATAGCGATTACCAAAACAAATTTGGTACAACTTTTTTAAGTGCTAGTCAAGTTTACACGTATTTTACTTCAGTAGCAGCTTTTAACTACTTTAACAATGGTGGTCAAACATTATTAGTAACAAGAGTAGTAAGTGGTACCTTTAATCCTGCATTTACTTCAGGTTCAACAACAAATGGAAGTGCAATTGTAAATGCTACTACATCTGCTTCTTTAGTATTAACAACTTTATCTGAAGGAGCTATTATGAATAGTTCTAGTTCATTAGATATAAGTGGTTCATTAGCTTCAGGTTCAGCAGATAACATTAGATGGCAAATCCAAAATCGTGATACAAGTTCAGGTACATTTACTTTATTAATCCGTCAAGGAGATGATAATGCAATTAATCCTATTGTATTAGAATCTTGGACTAACTTATCAATGGATCCAACAGCTCCAAATTATGTAGCTAGATTACTTGGTAACCAATATAGACAATATAATGTTGCAGATAATCAAATTGAAGTAATTGGTGATTATCCAAATAACTCAAGATATGTTTATGTATCTAGTGTTTTAACACCAACTCCATTCTATTTTGATAACAATGGTCAAGCAAAATCACAATATACATCATCAATCCCATCAGATGCAAGTGGTTCATTTACAGGAGCTACTGGTACTTTAAATACTGGAGTTGTTGCTGATTACAATAACAATATTGATGTAGCTTCAACAAATACTCAAGGGTTAACAGGTAGTGATTACACTAACATGCTTAACTTATTAGGTAATGTTGATGATTACAAATACAATATATTATTAACTCCTGGTTTATTTTCATCAACCTTAAATTTAGGTTCATCACAAGTAACTACAGCGATTAATAATACAATGAATAGAGGAGATTCTATTTATGTAGTAGATTTAGTACCATTTAGCTCAAGTATTAATGATGTAACGTCTGCAGCAAATTCTAAAAATACATCATATGCAGCAACATATTGGCCTTGGGTTCAAACAATTGACCCAGATTCGGCTCAATTAATTTGGGTACCAGCTTCTACAATGGTAGGTGGTGTTTATGCTTACAATGATAACGTGTCAGAACCTTGGTTCGCACCAGCAGGTATTAACAGAGGTGGATTAGGTACAGTAGTTAGAGCAGAGAAAAAATTATCTCAAGCAAACCGTGATACTTTATACCAAAACAAAGTTAATCCAATTGCAACATTCCCAGGAACAGGTATCGTAGTATACGGACAGAAAACATTACAAACTAAAGCATCAGCATTAGATAGAGTAAATGTTCGTAGATTGTTAATTGCTCTTAAGTCTTATATTTCTCAAGTAGCTCAAAACTTAGTATTCGAACAAAATACTATTGCTACAAGAAACCAATTCTTAAGCCAAGTTAACCCATACTTAGAATCAGTACAACAAAGACAAGGTTTGTATGCTTTCAAAGTAATCATGGATGATTCAAACAACACAGCTGACGTAATCGACAGAAACCAGATGGTAGGTCAAATTTATATTCAACCTACAAGAACAGCAGAATTCATTTACTTGGATTTCAACATCTTGCCAACTGGAGCAGTTTTCCCAGCGTAATTTTTTAAAATATAGATATTTATAACAAAATAATAAATAAGCAAAATGGCAGTATTAGATCCAAACGAAATATTTTTCACAGCATTTGAACCAAAACAGGCGAACCGCTTCATCATGTACATTGATGGCATCCCTGCTTACGAAATCAAAGGTGTAGGTGCTATATCATTAACTCAAGGTACAGTTCCTTTAAACCACATTAACGTACAACGTTTTGTGAAAGGTAAAACAACTTGGGGTACTATCCAATTTACATTATTTGATCCTATCACACCTTCAGGTGCGCAGGCAGTAATGGAATGGGTACGTTTACATCACGAATCAGTAACAGGTAGAGATGGTTACAGTGATTTCTACAAGAAAGACTTAACATTCGACGTATTAGGTCCAGTAGGTGATATCGTATCAGAATGGATTATCAAAGGTGCATTAATTACAGATACAAACTTTGGTGAATATAACTGGGATACAGCAGATACAGCAGTTAACATTCAAATGACAGTTCAACCAGATTATTGTGTATTGAACTTCTAATAAAAATTAAATAAAAATTAAAGAAAGCTCGCATTTTTTGCGAGCTTCTTTTTTTCTCATATATTTATATACAACAACAAAGTTATAAAAAATAAAAATTATGAATGAAAACAAATTCCCTACAGAAACTGTAGAATTACCTTCAAAAGGTTTAGTGTATCCTGAAGGACATCCTTTAAGAAGCGGTAAAGTAGAAATGAAATACATGACCGCAAAAGAAGAAGATATTTTAACTAATCAAAATTTAATTTCAAAAGGTATTGTATTAGATAAATTATTAGAAGCTTTAACTTTAAATGCTTTTGATATTAAAGATCTTATAGCTGGAGATAAAAATGCTATTTTGATATCATCACGTATTTTAGGTTATGGTAAAGATTATACTTTTTCATATGATGGTAAAGATTATACAATCGATTTAAGTACTCTTGAAAATAAAACATTTAATACAAATTTAATTTCAAATAAAGGTACAATTAAATATACCTTCCCAAATTCAGGTACTGAAATAGAATTTAAATTGTTGTCATCTAAAGATGAAGAAAAATTAAAACAAGAAATTGAAGGTTATAAAAAAATTAATAAAGATTCATCTCCTGAAGTTACAACAAGACTAAAAACTCATATTGTATCAGTAAATGGAGATTCAGATAGAAATACTATTAAAGATTTTGTTGATAATTATTTATTAGCTTCAGATTCACGATCTTTTAGAGCTTATATTAAAGAAATATCTCCGGATATAAATTTAACATATAAACTTAATGTTAATGGTGTAGAGGAGGACATTGACATTCCTATTAGTCTTAACTTTTTTTGGCCTGATCTCAAGTAATATTATTACTTATAGACTATCAGTGTTTAGCCAAATTCATGAAATAGTTTTTCATGGTAAAGGGGGGTATGATTATGATACTATTTATAATATGCCCATATGGTTAAGAAATTATACATTTAATAAAATAAAAGAATGGTATAATCAAACTTCAAAAAATGAATCTAATGAAGAAACTTGGGTAAAAGATGATATAAAAAAATCAGTATCAAAAAATACCCAAATTAATCCTCCTTCTTATATTACAAAGGCATCTAAAAAATGATGCCTTTTAATATTTATAATAAATTATATTAAATGGCTGAGAATCAAGATTTTAATAACGAGTTAAATAGATCAGAAAAACTTTTAAAAGAAAGACTTACTAAAGCTGGTAAAGTAGCTAAAGATATTACTAATAAAGCTTTTAAGGAATTATTATCAACTATTGATGAGTACTCTAGTGCTGTTGATAATATATCTGATAAATTGGTTGAACAATTAGTTTCTTATGATAAAATTAAATCATCAACACGACAATATGGAGATGCTTTAAAAAGTACTATTCCTTTTATTAAAGAAAATAAAGATTTAGCAGCAAAATTAACACAACTTTATACTACTAATAATAAATTAGCTGATAAGTTAGTTCAAAATCAAGAAGAATTAATTACAGGTCAATTAGAAACTCAAGATATAGCTAAAGATATAGCTAAAGTTAAACAACAACAACTTAATATTGAACTATCTCAAAGAGATATAGCCCAAGAAATAAAACAATTTGAAAGGGAAATGGTAGGTTTACAAGGTGATGAACTTGAAAACATTCAATTTAAACTTCAAGCTTTATTTGAAATTAACGAACAATTAGAAGCAGAAAAAGAAAATACCCAATCTGTAGCTAATAATCTTGAAAAACAAGCAAAAGCCGCTACTGAAATAGAAAATAAAGTAGGTGTTGGTGGAAAATTACTTGAAGGATTTAAAAAAATACCTGTATTAGGAGATATTTTAGATGTAGGTGGTGCTAAAGATGCAATGAAAGCAGCAGCAGCAAATGGTGCTAATGGTTTTGGAGCAATGGGGGCAGGTATTAAAGCATTAGGTCCATCTTTAAAAGCAGCAATGGGTCCTTTAGCTTTAATTACTTTAGCAGTTGAAGCAGTTCAAATGTTAATAGGAGCTATGTTTGAGGCTGATCAACAGGTTACAGATATAGCTCATAACTTTAATATTGTTAAAGAAGACGCTGCTGAAACTAGAGATAGATTTTTTGAATTATCTGATAACGCTGGAAAATTTGGAAAAATTCAATCTGGAAATTTAATACTTCAAAAAGATTTAGTAAAATATAACATGGAACTTAATGAGGCCATGGGAACTTCTATTGATTTATCTTCAAATTTAGGAAAAGAAGGTAAAGAAATAGCAGTTCAATTTGCTAATGCATCTAAGTTTTTAAAATTAGGAGCAGATGAACAAAAAGGATTAATAGGATTAACAGCAACAACTGGAAAAAATATAGATAATACTACAAAAAATATATTAGGAACAGTTCGTTTAAGAAAACTAGAATCTGGTATTTTATTAGATGAAAGAAAAATATTAAAAGATGTATTAACAGCAAGTAATGCTATTAAATTATCTGTAAAAGGTGGAGCTGAAGGATTAACAAAAGCTGCAATAGCGGCTGCTGAATTAGGTAGTGATTTAAGTAAAGTAGAAGCTATATCTAAAAGTCTTTTAAACTTTGAAGACTCAATATCAGCAGAAATGGAAGCTGAATTGTTAACAGGTAAAGATTTAAATCTTGAAACTGCTAGAAGAGCTGCTTTAAATGGTGATATAGAAACCGTAGCTAGAGAAATTAATAAACAAGTAGGTACTTCTGCTGATTTTGCTAAAATGAATGTTATCCAGCAAGAAGCTTTAGCTAAAGCTATGGGTACATCACGTGAAGAATTAGCTGATATGTTAGTTCAACAAGAAAGTCTTAATAGTCTTAAATCTACATATAATACTTTAGGTGCTGATACAATAAAAAATCTTGAAAAATCTGGAAAGATTGATGCTATTACTTTAGTAAATCTCCAACAAGGAAAAGCTAGTGCTAGTCAATATTTTGAAACATTAAAAAAAGCAGGAATATCAACAGCAGAACTTACTAATGCATTAGGAGAAACATCACTTAAAGCATTAGAATCACAATCAGCCCAACAAAAATTTGATGATACTTTAAGTAAAGCAAAAGAAGCATTTACTAGATTTGTTGATGGTGGTTCTTTAGATAAATTTGCAGACACATTAGCAGATTTTGTAACTAAATGGCAACAAGATGGATTATTATCAGCATTGTGGAATAGTGGAGGAGCACCTCCAACTGCAGAAGAAAAAATGCGAGATGAATATATGAAAGTTAGACCTGCTTCTTCTTATGAAGATTTTAAAAAAGAATATGCAGCAAAAGAAGCAGCTACAAAACAAGCATCTGCTAATCCTATGACTCCAAGCTCAACAACAATTAAAGCTAATGATTTTACAATTCGTACTCATCCAAAAGATGAATTAGTAATGGCTGGTGGTACTAATTTAGGTGGAAAAGAAAATAAAGAAGTAACAATGTTACTTAAAGAACTTATAAAAGCTACTAAACAAGAAAAAGATGTAAGTTTAAATTTAAGTGGTTTTAGAGTTCAATAATCTTAATATTTATAATAAAATAACACAACAATGGGACTATTAGATAAATTAACAACAGCAGGTTCAGTATTAACTGATTTAGATGGTAAAACACCTAAAGCATATGAGGGTATTTCTAACTACGAAAAAGATTTAGCTACTTCACAATTAGATTTAGGTGGTAAAACACCTCTTAAATATGATGGTGTTTCTAACTATGAAAAAGTTTTAGCTACTTCACAATTAGATTTAAACGGAAAAACCCCAGCTAAATACTCGGACAACCTACCTAAATAATGGGTTTAATCGACTTAAAGACTGATCTTAAGTCCCTAAGATACGGGAAGGATACCCTTGGTGGAGGGTATAGTGGCCAACCTTATATTCAAACATCAATACCCGATAGTTTTAATGATTTAGGAGCACGTGAAGATTTTATTTTACGAGGTGGTATAGGTGCTGTAAGAGATTCTCTTACAGATATTAAACGTTTAGGTAAAATGTTTATTGATACAAAGTCACCTAACGGTTTACTTTTTATTGCTAAACAACAATTATTATCACGTACTGCTGTTCGTACACAAACAAGTGGTATATTAAACGAATTTGCATATTCTCCATTAAATACATTAGCACAAGCTGGTCTAGTAGCGTTTGGTGGCCATTTAAAAAAACAAGGCATTAATCCATTTGCTAGTACAGGAGCGTATGCTGATAACACTGATGCTTTATATGATTGGAAAGTAAACCCTTTTAGAAATAATGCAGCATTTAACCCAGATACAAATAGATTAGTTAATTTGTATGATTTAACGGATAATAGTAGAAATGGAACTAAAAAAGACGGAACTACTTTAAATAATGGTATAAATGTTATGACTTATACTGGTGGTCCTGGTTCTGATTTAGGAGTAGGAAATACAGGTATAAGATATCAAAATGAAAAAAATAGAACTTTTTTAACAAAACCAACTAAAAATTTTAGTTTTGGTAATAATACTTGGGTTTATAATTCAACTTTAACTTCTGGAAGTGTTTCTAATAAAAATACTTTTTCACCTAAAATACAAGATTTTAGAGAAATATTAAGAAAAAATTTACAAGGTCAAGATAAACAAACTGCTACATTTAGCGGAGCTACAACTTTATCTCAAGATTATAATTACCAAGGTGGTGTTAATTTTACTCAACGAGTAAACATAGGAGATCCAGGACAAAGAGGAGCAAAAAATTATGGTAATTATACTAATGGGGTATCATATGGTAATATAAGTACTGTAATGGGCCCTTATTCTACAGGTTTAGATAAAATAAATTCATTACCTATATATAGAAGTCAAAATGCTTTAGTAGATAAAAATGTAACAAATGATTTTGTAAAATTTAGAATAGCTATTATTGATAATGATGCTCCTAATTTTAAAACATTTATGAATTTTAGAGCATTTTTAGGACCTATATCAGATTCATATAATGCTCAATGGAATAGTTTTCAATATCTTGGTAGAGGTGAAAATTTTTATACTTACGGTGGGTTCACCAGAACAATTTCATTATCATGGACGGTAGCTGCTCAATCAAAGCAGGAACTTATTCCAATGTATAAAAAATTAAACTATTTAGCATCATCATTAGCCCCAGACTATAGTCCTGATGGTTATATGAGAGGTAATTTAGTACAATTAACAATTGGTGGTTATTTATATGAACAACCTGGTTTTATAACTGGATTAACATACGAAATGGGCGAAGAAAGTCCATGGGAAATAGGAATTGGAGTAGTTAATGGTTCTGAGGATGGAACAGTAAAAGAATTAACTCAAATCATTAAAGTTACAGGATTTAATTTTACACCAATCCAAAAATTCATTCCAAGACTTCAAGATAATTCATTTGGAAGTGATGCTATTGGTTTTGCTGAAACTTATGGACCTGAAAGATTTATAGCATTAGCTAATGGTATTGGTAAAGAAGATAATAATTATAATGTTGTTAACACTAATACAAAACCACCAACTGTAACTCCATCTGGTGTTCCAACTAATGATGAAATTTTACAACAAGAAGCATTAAATCCAACAGTGTTACCATAATAATAATAAATGAATAGATATCAAAATATACCTAAAATAAAAATTGATGGAAATCTTGTTTATCAAACATCAAGATATCCTGAAGTACAATTATCTGAAAATGATATTTACGTTTATACAACTCAAGGTGATAGATTTGATGTATTAGCACAGCAATATTATAAAGATAGTTCTTTATGGTGGGTTATATCTATTGCTAATACAGGAAATGCAGGTGCAGATACATTAGTAAGTTTACCTCAAAATACATTAGTAATTCCCCAAGGAATCCAAATAAGAATACCAGCAAATTATATAAATGTAGTAAGAAATTTTACAGCAATAAATACCTAATTTATGTCAAATATAGTAGGAGAAGGTTTTGATCCAATAATTATAAAACAAATTGACCAACGTCAAAAAATATATGGTTCTGCAAATAGAACTAATGAACAATTGTCTTATTTAAATGCTAGAACAGGTTGGGTAAGATTAGTATCATCTGTTGATTTAATAGATAGTGATATTAGAGGTGGATTTGGTGTAGGTGGTTCTAATTTAGCTAAAGAAAATGTTTTATTTAATGGTACTACAACTCAAAAACCAGTTACTGGTAGTAATGGAGAAATTATTTCTAATAATTATTCAAGAGGTGGTATTTGGGATGGCGCAAGTACTATTGGAGGAAAAGAATATGACCAACCTTATAATTATTATGCTTATGGAATGGGTGGAACTGATTATGGTTTACGCCCAATGCCCGGTATTAAATCAGCAACTATAAAAACTGAAACTCGTGGTTCAATTAAAACAGCTGAAGTAAAAATTCAAGCTAATAACAGACAACAATTTGATATTATTGATTTGTTATATATGCGTTTAGGATTTTCAATATTATTAGAATGGGGTAATAGTTCTTATTTTGATAATAGTGAACCACCAAAATATATAGCTAGTAACCCATATACTTTATCAGATGAATTTTTATTAGGTAAATTACAATACAATACAATCTATAAAAAAATTCAAGAAAAAAGATTAGCATCTTGTGGTAATTATGATGCTCTTATGGGTAAAGTAGTTAACTTTTCTTGGAATTTTACTAAAGACTTAACATACGAAATTACTTTAAAAATAATTAGTATGGGTGATGTAATTGAATCACTTAAAACTAATGCTCTTTTACCAGGTGGTAGTTTAGATAATAGTTCAAATACCAACTCAGTAAAACCAACAGATAAAGCACCAGCACCCGGAGGTACTAATCAAATAGCTCCACAAGGAACATCTACTCAACCAGCCCCAGCCGAAGAATCAGTAATTAAAGATTTTGCTAATGTTCATGAAGTTGGTGCAATGTTTTATCAAAAACAACAAGAATTAGCTTTAAAACCTCCTGGTGATAGTGGAATGTCTACACTTATTGAATCTGATTTGGAATATAGTGGAAGAGATTCTGGTGATAGTGTTTATGCTTTTAAACAAGTTTATCAAGATAAAGGTGCTACTCAATATTATATTAGATTAGGTTGGTTTTTAAAATGGATTGAAAAAAATCTTATTCCTAAGGTAGATAGTGGTAATAATGATATTAATAATGAAATAACTTTATTAAAAATAAATAATAAAGTAAGATCAAATATAATTTATTTATTAGGAAGACAACTTAGCACAGACCCAGGCATATGTTTATTTAAAAAAACAATTCCAACTACAAATGGATTTATTCAATTTGCTAGTGATGCTGATCAATTTTATACTCCTAGTGTAGATGGAAATAGTTATGGGTATATAATGAATGCATATTTTAATATGACTTACATTCTTACTCAAATGAATTCACTTAAAAATAAAGATGGTAAATTTCCATTGTATGATTTATTAGAGTGTTTATGTAAAGGTTGGAACCAAGCTACAGGTAATTTTAATGATTTAACCCCCGTAATAGATAGTGAAACTGAATATGAAATTAAATTTGTAGACTCTGTTATTCTCCCAAATAAAAATGAATTTTTAAAAGATTTAGAAAGATCAACAGAATTAGCTAATTTTAATATTCAAGGGTATTATTTTAACCCAAATGGTTCTTCAACAGGTGGTTTTGTTAGAGATTTAAGTTTTACAACAACTGTACCACCTAATTTAGCTAATATGCTTACTGTAGGAGCTACATCTCAAGGATATGTTGTTGGTCAAGATGCAACTGCTATTTCTAGAATGAATAATGGTTTAGAAGATAGATTTAAAAAGTCTCTTATCC